CTTGAATTTTACCAAGCATCCAATCAAAAACGACATCAACAAACACGTTGATGCCACTGCGGTTATCAACTCTATTAAAAATCTAATTTTAACCAAGCACTACGAAAGACCATTTCAACCAGATATTGGTTCAAATGTTCAAGCATTGTTGTTTGAGAATATGGATAAGATTACAGCAGCTACTCTCGAAAGAGAGATTACCCAAGTAATTTCCACATACGAACCAAGAGCAAGAATATCTAGATTGACCGCAACGCCAGATATAGATAACAACGCGTACAATCTAAATATGGAGTTTTATATATTATCAAGAACAGAACCTATAACAATTAATTTCACGTTAAATCGAGTAAGATAAAATGGCAGATAGACTTCAGGTAACGGAATTAGATTTCGATTCCATTAAAACAAATCTAAAGAACTTTTTAAAACAACAATCTGAATTCGTCGATTACGATTTTGAGGGGTCTGGTTTAAATGTTCTATTAGATATTCTAGCATACAATACGCATTATAATTCGTATTATGTAAACATGGTTGCAAACGAATCTTTCTTAGACACTGCCTTATTACGTAACTCTGTTGTATCTCATGCTAAAAAAATGGGTTACACACCACGTTCTACAAAATCATCTAAAGCCATAATTAACGTTTCTGTAGACTCAGGTTCATCAAATTCTGGTTCATTGACGATTGAAACGGGTCAAGCGTTTCTATCTAATCTAATAGATGGTCGTTCATACAAGTTCATAGCTCTTGATGATGTAACCGTATCAAAGACGAGTAATAATTTTATTTTTACTTCATTGCCAATTTATGAGGGCGAGTTAGTTTCTTATAACTACACTCATAATCAATCAAGTAATCCTACACAGTTATTTGTGTTGCAAGACGCTAATATCGACACTAGCACCTTAAAAGTAACAGTAAGGCCATCATCGAGTAATACACAAATTACTGTTTATAATAAAGCGACTGAAGTTATTAATGTTGCTCAAACAGATGCTGTATACTTTTTAGAAGAAGGTAAAAACGGCAAATATCAGATTTTCTTTGGTGATGATGTCGTGGGTAAGAAGTTACCTGATGGTGCAATAGTTACCGCAACGTATTTGGTAACGAGTGGTTCTACTCCAAATGGAGCAAATAACTTCACTATAACGTCAACACTTGGTGGATATTCTACAATATCAATTAATTCAACTAGCGCCGCTTCTGGTGGTGCAATTCGTGAAACTGTCGATGAGATTAAGTACGCAGCACCGTTATCTTTAACGTCACAAAATCGTGCTGTTACTAAAAATGATTACATTCGTCTAATCCAACAAAAATATCCAGCTTTTGAAGCTGTAAACGTTTGGGGTGGTGAGGAAAACGATCCCCCTATTTTTGGTAAAGTGTTTATCTCAGCCAAACCTAAATTAGGTTTTGAAGTAACTCAAACAGAAAAAGATTTTGTAGTTAATAAAATTATTAAGCCTATTAGTGTGATGACCGTCACTCCAGAAGTCGTGGACGTCGATTATAACTATCTAAAGTTGGTTAGCAAAGTCTATTACGATCCAGCAAAAACAGCAACAAATTCAGCAACACTACAGACCGGTGTTATCAACACTATCAAAACGTATTGTGATACAGAACTAAATCAATTTAATAATATATTTAAGTCTTCTGGTATGAAAACTGCAATCGATAGATTTAGTGGTGCTATTCTATCCAACGACTTGGATGTGTTCATCAGTAAGAAATTTTTACCAGATTTAATTAATTCCGATAGCTACGTTATAGATTTTGGTGTTGAGTTACAGCAAGGTACAACACTAGACAACTTCTATTCATCTCCAAACTTTACAATGATAGATGAAGATGGAGTTTCTCGTGTGTGTTATTTTGAAGAAATTCCGTCATCTTACACCGGATTAGAATCAATCGCTGTAACCAATCCAGGTATCAACTACACTGGTACACCTACAATAGAAATCGTGGGTGATGGTACGGGCGCTCAAGCATTTGCTACTATCGTTAACAGCAAAATTAAATCAATTACAGTTACAAATCCTGGTATAGGTTACACTTCAGTTGCTATTCGTATCATTGGAGGTAACGGTCAATTGGGTGTTGGTGAGGGTGTGCTCCAAGGTAGATATGGACAATTACGTATTGTGTATTTCAAAGCAGACGAAGTTTCAAGTCAAAACACTAAAGTTGTGTTGAACGCAAATAGAAATAATGGTGTTGTTGGTGTAATTGATTATGTGATGGGTAAAATTACAATTACCGATTTCAATCCGTCTGCTGTTAATGATGTGTTTGGTTATTTGAGTTTAAATATTAGACCAAAAGCAACAACAATTAAATCAGAAAAAAATAAAATGTTGGTTTTGGACGCAGACGATCCAACTGCAGTTGTTGTTCAACTATTACCCGTATATTCCTCTAACATAGAATCGATGTAATGTCAGATATTTTAATTTCGAGTTTAGTTCGTAGTCAATTACCAGATTTTATTAGAGGTGAATATCCCCTATTCATAACATTTCTAGAGAAATACTACGAGTGGACTCAAAACACAACCAACGTATTAGCTCAGACTGGTGAATTAGCAAACGCTAACGATATCGACCTATCCAGCGAATTCTATCTCAATGAATTAAAGAAAGAGCTGCTACCCTTCTTCCCAGTAGACACTGCATTAGATAAAAGAAAATTTCTAAGGTTTGCTACTGAGTATTACAAGTCGAAAGGCACGGTAAACTCAATAAAGTTTTTGTTCAGAGCTTTATTTAACGAAAACATCGATATCTACTTACCAAAAGATGATATATTTAAAGCGTCTGATGGCCGCTGGGCTTTACCTTTAGCGTTAAGGATTGATACTGCTGACTTAAATATATTCAACATTTCTAAAACGCTACTCACTGGGGTAACCTCAAAATCAACTGCTGTTGTTGAAACTGTTATTAAATCTGTCGATAGGCAGTTGGGTATATCATATATCGAGGTCTACGTTTCAAATGTTAATAAATTGTTTGAGACTGGCGAGACTGTTTACGCAACGTATTATAATGGTACGACACCTATAACGGTTACTGGTAGATTAATTGGTGCACTCTCTCAAATAGAGATTAATCCTTTAAACAGAGGATTGTATTATAACGTAGGTGATCCGGTATCTATTGTAGGTGGTTTAAATCCTACATCAAACACACCAGTTGGCGCTATTGCTACTGTTGGTGAAGTTACCAACGGTTCGATCACCGACATATCTGTTAAGTCTGGTGGGTTTGGTTTTAGAGATCCTATGGTATCATCTAACGCAAGCATTATTGTGTTTAGAGGAGGCTTTGATAATATCTCGTCCATCACAGAGGCTGTTGCTTCCGTCGAATTAATCGACAGCTCATTCACAAGAACGATGAACGTTAGCAATACGTTGATTGAAACTATATTTACGTCAAATATTGCTAGCTTAGAGAATAACGCAATAAACACAGTCTCCACTTTACAAACATTTAACGTATATTCAATATCCCACGTTGTTTTGTCTGGTCAGGGCGGTGGGTATATAAGAGAGCCTGAAACTGATGTATTAAGTTTGTACGGTGAGGATTTGGTTAGTCTTGAAACACTATTACTTTCTGGTGTAAACATATCAAACAACTCAACGCAATTCACTAGCGCGTCTATCGATTTAACCACTTTGTTTGCTGTAGGTGATTATTTTAGAATAGCAGTTCCTGCTCGCTACGAAGCTATTCGATTTGTAGAATCCGTTACCGCAACAACCGTTGTATTCGATAGGAAGTTAGAGAATTCAATCTCTAACGCTAACATATATTCGTTCTATAGAAGAAGACTCGATAAACTAGGTTCTTTGGGTAGACTCAGTATCGTTACTGGTGGTTCTAATTATGCAGTAAACGATGTGCTAACATTTACTGGTGGTACTGGCTATGGTGCAAACGCCAAAGTTACTTCTGTAGACAATTCAAACTCAAACACTATTTTGAGTGTCGCGTTTATACAACCAGCTAATAACCAATTCATTATTGGTGGTGAAGGATATTCATCAGAAGCTCTACCGACTGTAACAGTAACCTCAGCAAATGGAGCAAATGCTGTAATTGTTGTAACAGAGATCAACGGTGATGGTGAAGATTTAGATCTATCAACAAGTAGAATTGGATCCATTACCAAACTAAAAATATCAAGCTACGGATACGATTATATTTCTACTCCATCTATCTCACTACGAAATGCTGACTTAACTATAGCAAACGTAACCGTTGGACAAACGTTTTCTTCAAACGTTAGATTGTATCAAGGTGCATCAAACACGCTCACATCGTTTACTGCGTACGTAGATAGATTTATTTCATCAAACAATTCCCTACGAATCTTTGATTACAAAGGAACCTTGAACAACAATTTACCTCTGATATCCGATGACGGTCTAGTTTCAGCAAACGTAGTATCAGGATCAATTACTTATTACGGCAACGGGTTAGCTAAAGCAAATGCAACTTTTGAAAACGGATTAATTAGATATCCTGGTATATACTTAAATACTGAAGGGTTCTTAAACTGGGATAAGAAATTACAAGACGCCGTAAGATACAACAACTTCACGTACGCAATTAAATCAAATTACGACTACAAATTCTACAAGAACACCGTATCAAATATTATTCATCCAGCTGGTATGAAGGCGTTTGCAACTAGAATTGAAACTCACGTGATTGGGGTTCAAGGAAATGCAAACGTTATTCTTGTGACTGCACAAACAATGGCAAACTCGTTCAATATAGCTAACGGATCAAACGTAATGACTATGAATACGACTGCTAATCTAGCAAACACAGTAAACGTGGGAGATGTTGTTATCCTTACAGGCGTTTCGCGTCAAATTAGTGGTACGATTAATATATCAGGTAACAACGTTGTAGGGACAAATACGAACTTTATTAATGACTTATATGATGGTGATACGATATATCTAGGTTCTGGTAACACGACCTTTGTTGCAAATGTTATTAGTGCAAATAATCTAATTACGTCTAATATCATCTACGTCACAGCAAACAACACTACTATAAACGTCGTTTATAACGAAGTTAGAACAGTGACTGGTGTATCTGGAAACACTATCATTGTGGATACAAATTTCAGAACAAATTCTAACTCAGTAATAACTACTCTAGAAAAAAGATAATAAATAAAGAATATGAATAATCTAATTACACAAAACTTCCGAGTATTGATGGCAAAACAATTTTTAAACTTGTTAAATATTGGTGCCAATTCATATTTACCCGATGATAGAAAATCTTATATCTACGCTATTATTGGTAAACAAACACCCTGGAATACAGGTACTGAGGTTATTCCAACACCAGGTGAGTCAATTGATGAGTTAAATGAATATTGGCGTAGAGCGTACGGTGCAAGAGTGGCGTCGTTAGTAAACGCAAACTTAGTTGTACCCAGAATTAATTGGACATCAAACACCGTATACAACACGTATGAGTCAACAACAAACTTTTACGTTAAGAATTCTTCCGACCAAGTGTTCAAGTGTTTAAATAATAATGAAGGTGTTGTGTCTACTTCAGAGCCATCACTAACTCTATCCACAACATCAATGGAAGAGCCTTACATGATGACAGCAGATGGTTACAAATGGAAATACTTGTATACCATATCATCATTCCAAAAACAATGGTTTATGGATGAAAATTGGATGCCTGCTCTTACTAACAAATTCGTTCGTGATGCAGCTATTAATGGAAGTATTGATATTGTAAATATTACAAACTCTGGTAATAATTATGTGAATGGTCCAGTTCAGAATATTATTACAGTAGAAGGTGACGGTACTGGCGCTATATTGAAAGCTAACGTTTCTGGCGGTCAGATCCAAGATATTATTATCCAGGACAGGGGATCAAACTATACTAGAGCAAACGTGAGTTTTACTGACGTTAGTGGTGGTGTAGGATTAAACGCTTCAGCTGAGATTCTAATATCTCCACAAGATGGTCACGGATACGCTCCTGAGTATGAGTTGAGAGCAAATAACATTATGTTCTGTATTCAATTTGAAGGACCAGGACCAGATTCGATATATCCTACAGATAACGATTTTAGGGAAGTGATGTTAGTTTCTAACCCCAAAATTGTTTCTACGAATGCACTAGCGACAGATGAATTTTATAGTTTATACACGACAATAAATACATCACCAGGTATAGGTGATTTTAATAACGATGAAATAGTATTCCAAGGGATCACGTACGGCGCCTCAACATTTTCTGCTGATGTGTTATCCTTTGATGAAGTTAAAAATGAATTGTACGTGAATAATGTTAAGGGTACTATATCTCTCAACCAAGCGTTGAAAGGGTTCACTTCTGGAGCAACACGTGTTGCTACTAGAATAGCTAGCCCATCTATGAAATTATACTCAGGTAAAACTTTAATCGTTTCTGACAAAGCAAAAATTAGTAGAGACAACAATCAGATAGACAAAATTAGATTTATAGTTAGTTTTTAAAGGTAAAAAATGACAACTACGTTCAATTACGATCCATATTATGACGACTTTGATGAGGACAAGAACTTTTTACGAGTTCTATTCCAACCTGGGTATTCGGTCCAAGCGCGTGAGCTTACCCAACTACAAACTATACTATCTAATCAGATTGAAAAATTTGGTAACCACATCTTTAAGAGTGGTAGTCCTATCATTGGCGGTAAAGTCTCTTTGGACGATAGAGCTAACTACGTTACTCTTCAAACACAATACAACAGTATCGACATCACTCCTACAGATTTTTTAGGTAAGACAATAACATCATACAACTCATCTAAACAAGTTCGTGCAAAAGTTATTGCTGTAGACACTTCGACTGCTCAACCTATTCTTATTGTTAAGTATTTAAGTGGTAACTTGTTTGCTGAAGATGACGAAATAAAAATATTTGGTCAAAATATATACGCTCAAGTTTACGGTTCAAATGCTGTCGGTCGTTCGTACGTAGCAAGTATCCAAGAAGGTGTTTATTATTTCAAAGGACAATTTGTTAAAGTAACCCCACAATTTTTGGTTCTTGAAACCTTCTATCGTAAAGGACATCTATCAACAACCGTATTCTCTCAACCATCATATAAGATTGGTATCGAGTTTGAAGAGTTGATTGTTGATTACATTGATGACACTTCATTACTAGATCCAGCTCAAGGTGCATACAACTATCAAGCGCCAGGCGCAAACAGATTTAAAATATCAACAACTCTATCTAAGCGTACTTTAGATTCTGCAGATAGCTCATCTTTCTTCGAAATTATTCGTATCGTTAATGGTGTAAAAACTAAAGAAATTGATTACCCTATATACAGTGAAATTGAGAAGACATTAGCTCGTCGTACCTTTGATGAATCGGGTAACTATACAGTAGATCCTTTTGTTATTTCGTTACAAGAAGAATCTTACGACGCTAACAATAACATTCAAGCAAGTAAATTCTCTGCTGTTCTTGATCCAGGTAAAGCGTACGTTGGTGGATACGAATTTCAAACGATTGCTCCAACGACTATCGCTATTGATAGAGCGCGTGACACGTCTAACATTTCCGATTACGATTTACCGACCGCTGTAAGAAGCACTGTAACTTTAAATTCTGTTAACGGTTCGTTGGATATATCAACGTTTCCTAAATTAGATATCCACTGTGTTCCTACTGGAAGCGTTAACGTTTCTACGACCGCTGCCTATAACTCAACTATCGTTGGTTCGTTACGAGTAAGTACATTAGGTTATAACGACTCTACTGATTCTGCAAACGGACAAACCCACTCATTGAAAACTAGTGTTTTTGATGTGACTGGTACTTCTATTACAGGAACGATAGCATCTGCCGCTTCTGCAAATACAATTACTTTACCTGCAGATTTCTCAACTAGTGCAAGTAACGACGCTTACGCTAATATGTATTTTAGAATTACTGATGCTGGTGGCGCTTCAGTTCAGCCAATTTTAATTGCGTCATCAGTTGGTTCGACTCGAGTAATTACGCTATCACAAAATCTACCATTCACGCCATCAAGCGCAAACACATTCTCTATCGACTCAGACTTTAAAGTTGCTGAGTCTGTTGTAATTCGTTCAGGTCTTTCAAAAACGTTTGCTGCAGATATTGATACAGACTCGAAAGATACTTTAACAGGATACGCTTACGTCACAGAACCAAACAGACAAGCTCTTGTTTTTGACTTACCTTTTGACGCCATCAAAGCTGGATCCATTTCTAATCTAGACTTCTACTCTAAGAAAGTATATCACGATAAATTATCCGATGCTGGTGGTATCATTACGTTATCAACAGAGGGAACAGACACGTTTGCTTTTGCGGGTGCTGGTGGAGTTTTAGATGACACCACTATATTGAATAACATTACCTGTTTTGTTAAATACAACTCAGCAGCTAACGGAACTTCTGGTATCGTTGCTAATACTGTATTAAGTCTAGCTAACAACTACTTTACGGTTACTGCTGTAAGTACGTCTTCACTAAGTATCAATGTAGGAACATCTGGCGTTAGAGCTGACTTCGTTGTTAAAACTAAAGTAAATAATGCGGAAAATGGCACATCAGGTGCTATTCGAGGTAAGCAATTATTACCACTGACCGCAGACGTCGACTTACACGCTAAAGTTCCTGCTGAATTGGATGCCACAAACACGTTAGACGCATCTAATTCAACCAACCAAACTGTAGTGTCTAGTGTGGGTATCGTGTTTAACGATATTGGAGCAACTTGGTTTAATGGTGCTAGCACACTTACCGATTTAAAAACACCAGGTAAAAACGTTAGTTTACAAGTACCTGATGTTTATCAGATTGTTCGTATTACAGATTCTTTATCAAACTCAGCCAACGTAACTACCGCTATGTTGACTAGTGATGCTCATAACGTTACATCAAATTACGAGTTTGATAATGGCCAAAGAAGAACTCACTATGATCACGCAACAATTAAATTGAAACGCGGGTATAGTTCTCCTCGTGGTAGAATTTACGTTCAGTATAAGTATCTAAGCCACCAATCAGCACCATCACCACAAATTGATGGTTTGTTTACTGTCGATTCTTATCTGAAGGCAGGCTCTAATTTCACGTACGACGACATTACGTATTTTGATAATAAAGCTGATAG